TGATGGAGACAAGTAGTATAAAAACCAACAAGGTATTCAAACACCTTGAAACCTCCACGGCCAAAATTGTAGTTCAACAAGGAGGAACGCGATCCGGCAAGACGTACAATATTCTTCTTTGGATCATCTTCTCATATTGCCAAAGAAACGAGGGCAAGATCATCACGATTTGCCGCAAGTCTTTTCCGGCCTTGAGAGGTACTGTCATGAGGGACTTTTTCCAAATCCTCAAAGATCACAACATCTATTCCGAGGACTCACATTCCAAGACCGCGAACGAGTACCAACTCAACGAGAACACGATCGAGTTTATCTCCTTGGATATGCCTCAAAAAATACGGGGCCGGAAGAGGGATTTGCTATTTGCCAACGAGGCCAACGAATTGACCCAAGAGGATTGGACTCAATTGCTTTTCCGTACAAATGAGAAAGTGATTCTCGACTATAATCCAAGTGAGGAATTCCATTGGATATATGACCAAGTCTTGACACGATCCGACGTTGACTTTTTCCAAACAACATACAAAGACAATCCGTTTTTGGGTGACGTGATCAAGGAAGAGATCGAAAGACTCAAACAAGTTGATGAAAACTATTGGAGGGTTTATGGCCTTGGTGAGCGAGGTCAATCGCGATCATTGGTATACACATTCAACACGATCAAAGAGATTCCAAAGGAGGCCAAGTTGGTCTCATATGGACTTGACTTCGGGTACTCAAGTGATCCGACATCCTTGGTCCGCACGTATCTTTTGGATGACAATATGTACGTGGAAGAGTTATTGTACCGGACCGGCATGACCAACCAAGACATCGCGAACGAGATGAAGGCGCTCGGACTTGACCGGTCCAATGAGGTGTTCGCCGATAGTGCGGAACCGAAGTCGATTGAAGAAATATACCGAATGGGTTGGAACATAAAGCCAACAATCAAAGGGTCAATCAATATCGGCATTGACATCATCCGCCGGTATAAACTACACGCGACGGAATCGAGTTTCAACCTCATCAAAGAGTTGAGAAATTACAAATATATCGAGGACAAAAATGGGGTCATGACCAATCGGCCCGTGGACAATTTCAATCACGCATTGGATGCGCTCAGATATTCGGTGGTGAATAAGATTTCCAAGAGTCATTTGGGCCGGTACTCTTTCCGATAAAATACACCAAACCAAGAAAATATATTTACGATTATGTGGGACAAATTAAATGTTGGTCAATTCATTACCCTATACGACATCGAGATGAATGTCAATCTCAACATCATTGAAAAACAACAAAAGATGTTGTCGGTGATTGAGGGGAAAAATGAGCGCGATTATGACAATTACAAATATCGAGACCTAATCCATGAGTATGGACAAAAGTTGTCCTTCTTCAATAATATACCGGAGACCAAGCCGGTTGATTTCTTGCAAGTTGGAGAGAATCGATATAAGTTTTGTCACGAAATTAATGAGATCACGGCCGGTCAATACATCGATATCCTTTCATTTAGTGGGGAGATCATGCAATTAAACAAGACCGCCGCTTGTTTCTTCCTTCCGATGAAGGGGAAAAAGTATCAAGGATATGGAGTGGTCCCTCATGATGTCGTTGCCGATGATTTGCTCAATGCAAATTTCCTCGATGTTTATGGTTGTATGCTTTTTTTTTGTCAATTATTCAACGAATTAATCGAAACTATCATAACCTATTCACCGGAGAACAAAGTGTTGATGGAGAAGGCAGCCCATTTATGGCGCGTTGGGGGTGGGTCTTTCAAACCAAACAAGTGGCGGATTTCAACAACATAAAAGTCAACGAGGCTTATGACTTGCGAGTGATTGAATATTTGAATTGCTTGGCCTATTTAAAAGATTATAACAAACACAAAGATTTCGAATATAAAAAATGGGAGTTTCAAGCCAGAGCGAAGTAGACACAATAACCATCGGAGGAAGAAGGAAGAGATCGGGGGAATATATCCTCGACGTCGAGAATATGCTCGTGACAAACGTCAAGGAGGCGATGCTCAAATTGGGTGGAAACATTGTCAAAAACCTTGAGAGAAATTCTCCGGAGGATAATGGCCGGTTAAAGGATTCATATGATGTCATTGGAGTCGTTGAAACAAAGACCGGATATCGTTTGGAGATTTCGGTTGGCGCCGAGTATTCGGATTTTATTGACAAGGGTGTTCGAGGTATAATGCAAAACATCAAAAACAAAAAGACTTATCCCAACGCGAAAGGTGAATACTATCAATTCGAAACCTATTTCATGCCGGTCAAAGCATTGACCGAATTGGAAGGTTGGATGAAGCGAAAGAACATGGAGATCGAAGCCACCAACCTAATCGAGGGCCGGCAAATGTTGCCTCAAATTTCAAGTAGTGCAAAACGGATGGCGTATTATATCAAGAAGTACGGAATCGAGGGCCGTCAATTCATCAAGAAATCTATTGATGAGGCCACTCCGGATTTCAACATTGACATCAAAGAGATTGGATTTAATTCCCTAATTTTAAAAGTAAGCAAATGATCACACTCGTCGAGCCAAGCATTGACATCCTTCCGGCATTTAACCGGATCAACTATTTGATAAGTAGTACCAATGCGGATCAATCCGGATTCAAGTACGTTGTGAGGGTTTACAACGATTCGGATGAATTAATCACTCAAGCGTTTTATGACTCTCCGGCGAATCCATCCGATGAGGTTGAATTCGATGTGAGTAAGTTTGTCTCGGTCAACTTCCAATACACGGACGGCTTTTATCAAGTCGAGTCATTCTTAAACCGGACCAACACGATCAAAGGGTATTATCTCAAATGTTACGAATATTATGAGGTTGGTGGAGTGTTCGAGATCGTGGAGGAATCCGAGGTTGTGAGCGCCACCAAATACGCTTTGGCGGCTTCTTTGCCTTTGCTCGAGGTGGATAATTGGTATGAAAATCTCGGGAACTATACCGGAGATGATCCATTTACATCATATAAGCCTTTAACCGATTGGACCACAATAAAAGCAAGGGAGACCGATGCTCAAATATTTGGTTTTATAAATCGCGGGTTTTTAATGAGTGTTCGAGTTAATGTTCGATATATAAATGGGACTAGTCAAAATTATACAATTGAGCCAACGACTCCGGTAAATACCCCATGCATCACGTATATTCGAGTGACTCCAATTGATTACGGGCCAAATGTTGAGAGAATTCGTTTGTCGTCCGAATGGAGCAATGATGGGGGGGTGGTTATAAGAACGAGTTTATTCGCCACGATATACACCCAAGGTTGCGGTCGATTTGATCCGATGCGCTTGGCATATCTCAACAAATTCGGAGCGTTTGATTTCTTCAATTTTGATCTTGTGAGCAAGACCACATTCGAGACCGAGCGAAAGAGATATGAACGGAACTATACCGGAAGTATATACGAGGCCAACGGCATAATCGTCAAGAATATCAATCCGATATACTACACAAAGGAAACTCAAAAGTGGAGGATCACATCGGATTATTTGAACAACGCCCAATCGGAAACCTTGCGTGAATTGTATTCCTCTCCACTCGTTTACATGAATTTGGTCAACGATAATTATATCAACTTTTCATGGATTCCGGTAATGCCAACGGCGACTTCTTATGAGGTTAAAAAGACCGCGATTGATAAAGTATTCAATATTGAATTGGACCTTGAAATTGGCCTTATAAATCCTCGTCAAGTAATATGAGCGCTCGCCTATTTATCGAGGGATTCGAAGCGGATACCCTCGGAGATATTGATGTTGAATTCACCTTTTCGGTTGCGGACATAAGCGACATCGAGAGGAGAAATACTTCGTTCTCAAAGACGTTGACCTTGCCATCAACACCAAGAAACCAACAACTCTTTGGAAACATCTTTGACATCTCGGTCTCAAATGATATTCTCGCCGGACCCAACATCGGGCAAAATTTCAATCCGGCAAAACAAGCACAATCCCAAATCCTATTGGACAACGTCAAGATTTTTGACGGCGTTTTGAGGTTGAGCAAAATCAACAATAAGGAGGGCGAAATCACATATGAGGTCAATATGTTTGGAAGGCTTCGTGACATCCTCCACGAACTTGGGGACTTCACTCTTGCCGATCTTGACTTTGATGATTATGATCACACGTGGAATCAAGAAAACATTGAGGCGAGTTGGAATCGTATTGAGTACGAAGAGGGCGCGCAAAATTATGTTTATCCCTTGGTTGACTACGGGTATTCGGTTGACATGAATACATTCCCAATCCGTAATTTCAAGCCGGCGGTTTTTGTGAGCGAAATCCTCAAGCGGATTTTTGAATTTGCGCAATTCCAAATTGTGGCACCGATCTTTGATAATTTCTATTTCCGGAAATCAATCTTGGTGACCGCCGAAAAAACGATCACGAGGTTGGTGAGTACATTGCTCAACCAAACCAATACTCTCAATATTGATGAAGTTACAACCGACACAACATATTCTCACTTTTTGGATTTTACAAATGTGGAGGCATCCGGATTCACAATCAATCCGACCGGAACAAAATTCACATGGAACAAAGCGCAAGACCTTAATACCGGACTCAACTTCATTGGTCGGGTAAGTTTTACGGCTTTGCAAGCGCCGCGTAATAATGTATTCACGATGCGAATACTTCGTAATTCAATTGAGATTTTTTACGATAGTTTCAACGTTGATTTTGTTTCCGTTGGGCAATCCGTTTCGTGGGACATTGACATAAGTGGTGGCGTGTTGCTTAAAAAAGACGACTTCTTTGAGGTCGAACTTACCGGTGAAATTGCCGGAGGTGGAGGCTTTGGTTCGGACATTCAAACGAGAGTGACAATCGCTCCATTTGGATCGTTTAAAATAGGGAACACAGTGCCAACCGCCGTGGAGGTCGAGGAAGGTGATGTGATGAAAATCAATTACACCATGCCAAAGTCAATGAAGATGAGAGACTTCTTGAAAAGCACGATCTCGATGTACAATCTTTATGTGACTCAAAACCGGCTTCAAACAAGCATTCTCGAAATTGACCCATACAACGAG